TTGCGTCGTGAAGCTCGCCCGGTCCGCCGCGCGAGCTTTTCATTTGCAGAGCCTCCGGGCGTCGCCTCAATAGGCATCGCTTAACGGGATAAGCGCTGACACCAAGAGTGAAGCCGCCTGCAAAGCCTATGCGTATGGCTGCAATCGATGAAGGAGCGCGCGGCAGGCGAGGGCGGTGCGGGTGTCGGCGCCCTGTTTCTTCATGGAGACGACCGAGTTCGCGGATACCCCTAGCAAGCGAGCGCATTCGGCATCTGAACGAGCAAGGCCCGCCGCTTTCATCTCGGCCAGCCAGGAATTGAAGGCTGTAGAAGTCATTTAGCAAGCTTCCTCAATGTGGGTGTGGACCTTTATCACGTCGGCGCGGGCAACCTTCATCGGCTTCGTCCAGCGCGATTTCCACATGCTGCTTATGAGCTTGCGGACGATGATGTGCTTGCCGTCGCCAGCATGGCCGACGAACTGAGCATAGGACTGGCCGAACTTGCGATGAGCCTGACGGATCGTAAGCGTCTGGCCCTCAACGGCGAAATCGACCGATGCGATGATCTGCTGGCGGTTATCGTTGGCGGCGTTCATTGCGATCTCCCTTGTTGGTGAGATCAATCTATCCAAGTAGCTTGTATGTGTCAAGCATGAAATCAAAGAAAATTGGATAAAACGCGAGGCCTACATACAAGATGCCTGAACCTCGCGCAATCACAGAAATAGCCGAGAAGGAAACAGCGCTGTTCCTGGCTGAGCAGGCGAGGCAGTTCATCACCTGCGGCGCTAACCTTGCTGCCCACTCAATGCCGTTGCCGGCCGTTGTGAAGTTCCTGCGCGAGCTTGCCGATCAGATCGAGGATTTCGGATGACGCTAATCCGCTCTCCGATCCATAGCCCCATACGGTCGCCGATATACAGCCCGCTGGTGGGGAAGTGGGGCGGGGCCTACGATGCCTCGCTGTTCGGCCCCTCCGATGACGGGTTCCTGCACAATCTGTCGCAGACCTCGTTGTTGGCTCAAAACTCCAACGGCACAACACCAGTTGCAGCAGATAGTGATCCGATAGGATGGGCAAAAAGCACGGTCGCCAGCCAGCGCATAGCAACGCAGGCCACCACTTCCGCCCGCCCATTCTGGAAGACGCCGAACTTCGCCCGGTTCGACGGCACGGATGATAATTGGCTGACGACGTTCAATCCGACCGCTGCCCTTACAATCATGATCAGGGCCAAGCTCACATCGGGCTCGGCAATTAAAATGATGATGGGCTGCTGTGATGCGGGGACCACTAATCGCCTGCAACTCGAAACGAACGCCTCAGATCAACTTGAAGTTCGCGTCGGCAGCGACGGCGCAAGGGCGATGGCCGGCAGTATCCTCAATGTGGTTGGCGTCTACGGAATTCGGCTTAACGGTGTAAACGTCGATACAATCCGGGATGGCGCTATCGCCCAGACGTACCCCCAAGTAGGTGCCCCGACAACGACTACTCCAATTCGTATCGGGGCATTCAACAACGCGGGCACCGCGTCGAACTTTTTCCCCGGCGATATCTACAACGCCCTCGCCATCAACCGGGCTCTCACCCCAGCCGAAATCCTCAACCTCTCAAACTACTGGAACGCCCAATGAGCAACCTCCCTTGCATCATGATCGCCAAGGCTGCGGTCAAGGATAACGTCAACCTCGTGCTGGAGGCGCAGGGGCGAGGCCCCGGTAACCTCTCGCGCAAGATGTGCGCCATCGATCCCAACGCTACATGGGAAACCCCTGCCACCCACTACATGATGCAGGACATGTCGGCGACCGATACGCTGGTTGCCGAGTGGCAGGCGCTTTGCGACGGCGATCTGCCTGCCATTGCAGGCCAGTGGGGCGAGGATGGCATCATATCCAGCCTCGATGCGCAGACAGCGTGCAGCGGCGGCAACATGCAGGTCTATTCGGCGGCCGGCCTGATCACCGGCGAGGATGCCACCGCATGGCGTGACGGCACGTTTGTTGGCGTCGGACTTCAGTTCGTTCCCGATCCGCCGCTTTAAGCCACCCATCCCCCGGCAACCTCCCCTCAAAAGGACTCCTACAGGAGCGCCATAAATGGCAACAGGAACCACAAGCGGTACCGGCGCCCTCACTGCGGTCGGGCCGAACTATCGTTTCGCGATCAAGATGGACTTCGGCACTGGTTCCGTGGACATCGAGGAGAAGATGCCTTCCGGTGCCTGGATCAAGGTCGTGACGGGCATCACGGCGGACTATTCCAATGTTTGGGAATCGCCAGCGATGACCACGATCCGTCTCAACGTGACGGCGCACTCTGGTGCTATCGAGTGGGCCGTCATTCCCGCCGATCTGAAATCCTAAAGATCCCGCCAAAGAGCGGTTAGCCCGGCCCGCTTCGTGCGGGCTTTTCTCGTTGGTCAATCAGCAAAGGACAATCGACAATGACCACTCAGCCTCGCGGTTTTAAATCCATTCTCGGCAAGCGCCTTGGTCTCGGCGCGTACGGTCAGATCGCCACCCAGACGCCATCCGGCGTGACGGACATCACCCCCAAATGTGCCGATGCATCGATCACGGTAGCGGCGGAAGTAACGGACGTTCGCGCCATCACGATTCAACTCAAGGACATTCACGGCAACGCGATCGACTACGCGGAAGTCGTGGACATCGTTATGCTGCTCAATGCGAGCGGCACCGATTTCGTGGCAACTGGCGGCTCGACGGGTATTGCCATCGGCGCGTCCGGCAAGCTTCAGACCATCGTCGCCAAGAAGCGCTTCACGGCCATCTCGACCACGGCTGGCGTCATCGCGCTCACCTGGACGGACACCGGCACTGAGGCCGCATATCTCGGGCTGGTCCTTCCCACGGGCCGCATGATCATCTCGGCCGCTCTCACCAACGCCTGACCATAGCTTGGAGGCAGGCTTTGGCAAAGGACGAACTGACACAGAAACAGGAGGCGTTCTGTCTCGCCTATATTGAGACCGGTAACGCCTCCGAAGCCTATCGTCGTTCGCATGATGTTGGAGCCGACACGAAGCCAGAGAGTATCTGGCAGTCCGCGTCCCGCGTCATGTCCGATGTCAAGGTGCTCTCAAGGATTGCTGAGTTGCGTAGCGCTGCGGCCGACCGTGCAGAAATCACCCAAGAGCGCGTCCTTCGCGAATTGGGCAAGATTGGTTTCGCGGACATTCGCAAGGCTGTCAAATGGGGCGATGGCCTCGCCGTAGCCGACATCGAGACTGGCGAGGTTCGGATTGCCAACGGTGTAGCTCTCGTCGGCAGCGAGGATATTGACGACGAAACAGCGGCGGCCATCGCTGAAATCTCGCAGACCAAAGAGGGTCTGAAGGTCAAGTTCCACGACAAGAAGGGCGCTCTGGTGGACATCGGCCGCCACCTTGGGATGTTCAAGGACGATAAGGACAAGGCCGGCGACATCCATATCCATTTCGACGGGCTGCTCAAAGGCGTTCTGTAGTGGCCTTCAAGCACACGCGGAAGCAGGAGGCGGCGCTTCAGTTACTCGGCTCCGATGCCAGGCACATCTTACTCCGGGGCGGCTCTCGCTCGGGGAAGACGGTCATTCTGATTGAGGCTCTGCTGGCTCGGGCTCTCGCAGCACCCAAGAGTCGGCACGCAATCTTCAGGTTTCGGGCCAACTCGCTCAAATCCATCACCGGCCCGACTGGCACACTTAACTACGTTCTGGACGAGTGCTTCCCTGGAATTCGAGAGAAATCGACGCCGAACAAGCAGGACGGCTTCCTGCAATTGCCGAACGGCTCAGAGGTTTGGTTCGGAGGCCTGGACGACAAAGAGCGCGTCGAAAAGGTGCTCGGCAACGAGTATGCGACGGTCTACTTCAACGAGAGTTCGCAAATCCCATGGGGTTCTCATGGGATTGCGATAACCCGCTTGGCTCAAACAACGGGTGGCGTCCTTCGTCAGAAGGCCTATTACGACGCCAACCCGCCGCCAAAGACCCACTGGCTCTATCGCCTCTTCGCGGAAAAGAAAGACCCGGATTCGCGCCGGCCGTTGCCGAAACCTAACGATTACGCTTCCATCCAGATGAACCCGGAGGACAACCGGGAAAACCTCGATCCTGCCTATCTTGAGAGCCTTGATACTCTGCCAGAGAGGCAGCGCAAACGCTTCTATCTGGGGGAATGGGGCGACGCAGGTGAAGCAGCGCTATGGACGCCCGAACTTCTGGACCAGCAGCGCATACTGGACGGCAGCAAACTACCGCGCTTCACGCGCATCGTCGTCTCCGTGGACCCTTCCGGCGCTGACGATGTTGAGGACACAGACGCCGACGAAATCGGCATAGGCGTGGCGGCTCTCGGTGTGGACGGCAACGCCTACATTCTCGAAGATCTGACGATGCGCGGGAGCCCCAAGGAGTGGGGCACGGTAGCGACAAACGCTTATGACCGGCATGATGCCAATTGCATCGTCGGGGAGGCCAACTACGGCGGCGCCATGGTGCGCCACGTCATCCAGACTGCCAAGCCTGGCGTTCCCTACAAGGAAGTGACTGCCAGCCGAGGCAAGCACGTACGAGCCGAACCAGTCGCGGCGCTCTTTGAGCAACGCAAGGTCTGGCTGGTTGGCCGGTTCCAGGACCTCGAAGACGAAATGACGGCAATGACAACCGCCGGCTACACCGGATCGAAGTCGCCCAACCGCGTCGATTGGATGGTTTGGGCGATCACCGAATTGTTCCCGTCGATCATCCGGCAGGCGAAGCAAGACGCAGATGGTTCCGCAGTTCGGCGCACGCCAGTCGTGACGCTCGGCCATTCCAACATGAAGCGACGGAGAGCCTGAATGAGCGAGCTATTTGGCAAAAGGCCAAAGCCTACGCCTCCCACGCCCATGCCTGTGCCCGATGATGCACAAGCGCGAGCTGCCGACCTTCGCCAGCGCCAGCAGATAGCGGCGCGCACGGGCAGGGCATCCACGATGCTCTCGCGCCGTCAGGGCGCTACGGGCTCGGATGCTGGCACTACGAGCTATAGCAATAGTTTGCTGGGCCAAGCTGGTTGAGTTAACCGGCTGAATCTGCTATAAAAATCGAGCCGATTTGGTGCTGGTAACACCTCCTCGGCTCTAATCACCGAAGCCTGTTAGGAGGCCGCAATGACTGTATCGTTTTTAACCTCGCGTATTCGGAATAGAAAGAGCCGCCACATCAGAATTGATGGTGTTGTCGGCTATGTGCCCTTAACGAGGGGGCTAGAAGCCAAGATCGATGCTGCCGACGTAGATCTGGTTGGCGGGCGCAATTGGTACACGCTCTCCAATCCACGCGGCGTTTGCGCTGCAACGCATGTGACGCTTGAAGATGGGCGGCGCGACGTAGCCTTGATGCATCGAGTTCTTTTGGCCGCGCCAGAAGAATTGGATGTGGATCACATAAATGGTGACCGTCTCGACAACCGGCGCTCAGCCAATCTGCGGCTTGCCACAAACCAGCAAAACTCCTGGAACCAAGGCTTATGCGCTCGCAATACGTCGGGCTTCAAAGGGGTTTCGTGGCATTCGCGCGACTATGTGTTTCAAGCAAGCATTCGCGTTGGTGGTCGGCAAATCACGCTTGGCTATTTCGCTTATTCGATCAGCGCCGCGAGGGCATACGATGACGCAGCGAGGAGATACTATGGCGAATTCGCTCGCACAAACTTCGCTGCTTAACGCCGGCTGATCTATGGACACTCGCGCGAAGGAACTGGTCACGATCGGCGACAAGCTGTTCTCCTCCAAGGAGCAGTGGAATTCGCTGTGCCAGGAAATCAGCGAGAACTTTTTCCCGATGCGGGCCGACTTCACGCGCTCCCTCACGCTCGGGGATGACTTCGTTACCGACCTGATGGAATCCTATCCTGTTCAGGCTCGCGAGACGCTTGGCAATACCATCGGAGCTTTGCTCAGGCAAGGCGAGTGGTTCAAGGTCCAGACCGGCTATGACGAGGTTGACGAGGACCCGGCCAATGCCCGCTGGCTGGAGTATGCCACCAATCACTACCGCCGGCTGGTGTATGACCGCAGGGCGAATTTCGTCCGCGCCACCAATGAGGCGGACCATGATTGGGTAGCGTTCGGCAATCCGGTTCTGTCCGTAGAGGAAAGCCCGGATCGCACGCATTTCCTGTTTCGGACCTGGCATCCGAAGGACTGCGCCTGGATGGTGAATGCGGTCGGCAAGATCGACCACAACCAGCGCAACATGCCCATGACGGCGCGCAACATGGTGATGCGCAGGGCTT